TGGAATGCGACATCATCCCGCTTCTCATTGAGATGCGCTTCGCCGGCGTATCTGTGGATACAAAAAAAGCGGAGGAGCTTACGGATGTTCTTGATCATAAAGTTCGGGCATACCAGACGGAGCTTGACAAGACTCTGGGATTCTCGGTTCGGGTTGGTTCCTCAAACGAACTGGCGCACGCTTTCGATTCCCTTGGACTTAAATATCCAAGAACCAAACCGTCAAAAAAGGCTCCTGAAGGTAAACCTTCTTTCAAGAAAGACTTCCTCAAAACAGTAGACCATCCCGTAGCTCAACTGATTCGCGAAATCAAACGGATTGAAAAACTTAACGGAACATTCATTAAAGGTTACATTCTTAATGGTAACATCAACGGTAAAGTTTACGGATCGTTTAATCCTCTACGCAAAGATGACGGCGGTACTGTTTCAGGTCGTTTTTCAAGTGATCATCCTAATCTTACAAACCTCCCGATTCGTGATAAAGAGCTTGGTAAACTTATTCGATCCATCTTCATTCCGGACCCAGGACACCCATTTTGGCGCAAGTTCGATTACAGTCAAATTGAATACCGGATGCTCGTGCACTATGCAGTCGGTCCAGGAAGTGAGGAAGCTAGACAGCGTTATCGTGACCGTCCAGATACAGACTATCATAAATGGGTTCAGGAGCTTGTCGAGGGCATCTTCAGGCGCCAAGTTGATCGACGACCAATCAAAAACCTAAACTTTGGATTAACCTTCGGAATGGGCAAGAAAAAACTCATCCGAAGCATGGAATTAAAGACTGAACGCGAAGCTGACGAATTCTTAGAAGCTTATCATAAAGGAGTTCCGTTCGCAAAGCCTACGATGGACTGGGCAATGACCACAGCTAGGAACCTTGGCGTGATCACAACGCTGCTTGGGCGTAAGGCGCGGTTCGATTTGTGGGAACCTGCACGCATGAGAGAAGGCCAGGAGTATCCTGCACTTCCATATCAAGTAGCGATCCGTATATACGGGAACGTACGTAGAGCCTATCTCCATAAGGCTCTCAACCGGTTGCTCCAGGGATCGGCAGCGGACCTGATCAAAGCCGCTATGGTCAAGTGTTGGAAAGATGGAGTCTTTAAGGCGACGGGAGTTCCTCGTATGATGGTTCACGACGAGCTCGACTTCTCCGATCCTAAGACAAAGGAATCAGAAGAAGGATTCAAGGAAGTTGGCCGTATTATGGAAAACGTAGTTCCGATCAGTATCCCGATCGTAGCAGATGAGGAAGAAGATCTAGCTAACTGGGGAGCAGCTGCATGAGCCATCGACGACCACTTTGGCGAACAGGAGGTCATGAGGACTACTGTGCATGGTGTGAATTCGAAGCAATTAGATCAGTCATTGCGTTCTTAGTTTGGGGAACGTCATGAAATCTGCACTATGGTGCGATGAATTTGCTGAATGGTTGAAACCTAAATCATACTTAGACTCTGAGGGTAAAAAACTACCTCCACCTTGCACTACGTGCTCAGAGATTAGTTCACGGTTTAGAAGAGCGAATGCAGCTATTAAAACTGCAACAAGAGTTATCCAACTAGCGGTGCTAGCTCTTAGTCTGCACCATAAAGAAAAATCCCGGGAAAACCCGCCCGCGACAACGCTGATTGTGGGACCGAGCCCAGGTGTTACCCAATGACAACCCTATGGTCCTCACCCGTTATAAGGGCTACCTATCTGTACGTCGCCTTCTTGGAATACCTGACTTAGGCGGTTGAGCAACTTTTTTGCGAACTTTCACTAATTCTCTGCGATCATACCGAGCATCTCTCTTAGCTCGTTGATAACCTTTGATGATGCCTTGAGCTTCAGTTGCTTTAGTTAACATCTTAGTATGACCATCTAACTGCTTCTTCATCTTTCCTTGAGACTGAATCACAGACTTAGTAGCTTTCTTAATATCTGCTTGTCCATCTTCGAGAGGCTTTAATCTTTTCTCCATCATCTTAGTTAAGATCTTGTAGAACGTAATAGCAGTTCCACCAACTGCAGTTACAGTGATTGGCAGCGTATCTAAAGCTTTCAGTATGATAGGCTGCCAATCCATAACTACCTCTTAAGACGTAGGATGCACTCCGCGCATTTCAATCGCGGCGCAAGCCTCACCATTCTGTTGCATTAGGCGATCTAAAGTATCTCTAGTCATCTTGAAATCACCTCGATTATCGAGACCCCAGTCTGCCCACTGGTTGATTAGATCAAAGTTATGAGTGATAGGATCTGCTCCTAGAATTAGAACAGAATGTCCACCTTCAATAATTCCTGTGATATTAACAAACCCTGCTGAGTTGATCTCGAACATTCCCGTGAACCAAGGAACACCAATAACTACAGGACTTCCAATAAAATCTCCCTTGTCATTTTGACCACAGATAAACGTCTCAATTTCATCCGCTGTTGTCAACCAACGATACTCTTTAAGAAGACCTTTTGACTGGAGAGCTTTAGCGCCCGCCCGAACTGATGTTCCAAACTGCCGCGCGGTATCGTTATCGTTCTCAGGCCACTCATCGAGTTTGGTCGCAATATCGTAAATCTCGAATGCACTTGGTGCTTCTTGGAATCTGTGTTCAATCGGGGCTGCCATCAAATAGTGCTTCAAAGCATGGCCGACACAAGTACCGGTGTCTCCTTGATTTAAAGTTTTATGTCTGAAGCTCCAACGCTTTCGAGCAGTCTTTACTATAGCTGTCGATTTCGGATGCACCGCCATGAGATATTTTCTATCTCGCGGATCTGGCGCAAACTTCCTACCTAGACCTCTGCCTTGTGGAATACCCATGATGTACTCCTACGTGATGTTTACTTCATCCAGTTTGGTCCAGTGTCTAGTTTTGTTGCAATCGCGTTGTGAGCAATCCTCAACTCGGCAAGTGCTTGTTCAGGAGTAATAGTATTGCTTGCAACTAGATCTCTCAGGTGGATCCTCAAGTCAACGAGCCACTGAGGTGCAGGTAGTGTAGAAGTAGCAGCAGGAGCTGGAGTAGGAGTAGGAGCAGGAGTAGGAGCAGGGGCTGCTTGAGCAAGCAAATCACCTTCCCAGATGTCCGGAAGCGGTCCTTCGAACCCAGAGAGATAGATGATCGCATCCGCCGTAAGAGAGACAGCATCCATGTAGAGCCCGATGATCGGGCCGTACATGTAATCGCCATTCGGACCTGTTAAGAACGTCGTTCCATTCCACTGCCCGATAACTCTCTTGTTCGCATCACCAATCTTCACGTAACCATCTTGGTTCTTCGATGCTTTCAACACAAGATAGTAATCGTGAGGACCCCACCTTCCTGTCTCTACAGGAGCACTGTAGAAGGGCGTCCCGTTTGGATCACCAGGAGTTGCAAGATCTATATTTCCGTTGTGCTCTGAGATACCGTGGAATCCATCGTACGGTTTGCCTTGATATCCATCTGGAGGATGGATCTGGAACGGCAACTTCCAGTCGTGGTTCACGCCTTTATTGATCGGCCAGCCGGGATCAAAATACATACAGATCCCGTAGGTTACTGTCATGCCGGCTCTAACGTTGTAGGGTCCGTTTTGCTTAAACTTCGGATCCGCTGGCGCAAAGGACATCTCCGCTCGCCGATTGACCTGAGGCGGATTCAGCAGTCTACCACCAGGACCGTAGTTCCCGTTCGCAACATCCCAGGCAAGAGGTTTGTCGTTCTTCAAGATGCTAAACTTCCAGCAAGGCCTACCGTCTTGAGTAACTTGCTGGATACGATTCGAAGGCTCTAGCCAGTCAGGTTTTGGTTGCGCCATGGTGCCTTGCTCCTTGGTTATAGCGGCGAATCAGAGAATGTTACATAGACCGGTTTGTTGACTCTGTTGCGGAAAAACTCCAGCGCGGGAGCATTGTCAATATTCAAGAAGAAGGTCCCGGTTGGAGTATACTTGTGGAAACGCTCATGCTCCGCAATACCATCTGATGTAACAGCGCGACCGGTTACTTCGTTCGCGTTGAACTGATCGACGTTAAACTTTGCGACGACTCGGTCTGCCATGGTCTACCCCACGAATGGAATCTTCTTACCAGCCAGCTTTAAGAAACCAGTGATCAACCCTAATGCGCCGCTTATAATTAGGACAGCCCACATCCATCCGGCCATCGCACATCCAACAGATGGAGCCGATTTTAATTCATCCTCTTCGCTCCTCTTTTGATGATCTAGAACTTGTTGCTGTATAGATCCTTCAAAACTAGTCTTAGTATCTTGTTGCTTCTGAGTATCTACAGAAGCTGTTTTCTTTCCTTTTTCTTCAACTTTGATTTTCTGATGCTTTAAGACAGGAACAGGAGGCTTGGAAGGCTCACCTGGAACAGGAATAAGTTCATACTCATTCTCTGTCGTGGTGGTTTTCGATGGATCTTGTTCGACGGTTTTGGTCGTCGTAGTTTGAGAAGTTTCATCAGTCGTTTGCTTCTCATTAGACGCCGTATTAGTTTGAGTATCAGAAGACGACTGAGACGAAGATGATGATGCTGTTTTACAAGCAGCCGCTAATAGGATCATCCAGAAGAAGTGTTTATAGGTGTTGGCAGTCACATCTTAATTATATGACTTCATAAGAGCTGAAGTCACTATATCTAGGAGATCCACAATGAAGATTCTAATTATCATGATCCTTTTAGCGACTATAGTTGAATGCGGTAGAAAAGATTATGGGTCTCTTGATCCTGTTGCAAGATCCTTTGGGCAAGCCTGCGATTTTGGCGATCCAATGGCCATTACTGCTCAATGTGGACCTTTACCAAACGATTGCGGATCTTCAGTTAATGGATCGATTGATAATGTTGAAAAAGAATTGCAATCTTCATCTATTTTTTGTACTCGATGGTGTGTAGATAGTTGCCCTTCTGGAACATTTTGTCCTAATCCAGATCATGGAAGATTAGAAGATCTAACGTCTGGATTTTGTTATCGACCGTGCGAACGTGATTCTGACTGTGCTGATAAGTCTATTTGTGATTTTAAGATGGGTGAAGGAGCGTGTATTCCATCTTGTACTTTTGGATATACTACTTGCGATCAAGAGTCTAGTTGTTTATCTAACGGGCATTGTTCTAACTGATACGTTCTACTTCAAATACAAACCCAGGAGTTAGCTGTATATAGTCTTGATCAACATCTGGTGATGTTGGTTGTAGATTATAAACACCAAGAGTCACTACATCATTAGCTGCTAGTACTCCTTCCCAAGTAAGTAAAACGTTTCCAGCTAATGATCCCGGACCGCCAGTACCACCAACACCATTCCAAGTTCCAACTTGATTTGATTCAGTTTGTGTAATACTGTTTACTCTAATAGATAACATTGCTGTAATACCGTAAGAACCTGGTTCGGTAGGAGGCTCGGTTTCAATCAACTTACCAGCCGCTCTAACTCGGTATGTTCCAGCAGCAGGAACTTGAATTTGACCATTAGCCGCATTTGCTGTTGCACCACCAATTTGAATATTACTACTCCAACCCACAACTGCAACTGGTACTGGAACAGTCGAGTAAGTCGGCATCGTTGTTTGCGCTGATAATGATGCACTATTAGCATTTTGAAATTGCAAAGATCCCATAACTCTTGTATAAAAAATAGTCGGTATATCTTGAAGTCTCGCCGCATCTGACGGCTGAGTCGGAGCACCAACGCTTTGAATTCGCGCGTTATTCGCACTCAATCCAGCATTGAATGTTTGGAATACAGTAAACGTATTCAAACGTCCAAGTGCGGCCATTGTTCGAGTAGCGCCTCCTAGAGAAGCTTTAATCGTTTGATTATCTACCCAGATGTCTCCATCACTAGGAACTGTCGGATCAGGAGACTGAGCTACAAGATTTAATGCTCCTCGTTGATTACCTGATCCTGATTGAACTATAATTCCCGGAGAGTTAGTTCCTCCAGTAGCTATAATTCCAGGAAGATTAATATCTTGTCCAATAAACTGACCTTTCCAGATTAGCGCAATATGGTCAAGAATAGTTCTAATTGGAGGTACAAGATTAGCTGCATTTAAATCGTCTAGATCAGAATATTCTTGAATAGTAGGAGATAGTGATTGAACAACATGAGCTCCTACTCCAGTATAGGGTGCCGGCACTTGTATCTCCTAAACAGGACTCCAATGCACAGAAGTGCTACCACCAAGCTTAGTACCATCACCAATCTTTCGACCAGCAGGATATCCTAACTGTTGGCCAGCAACCGATATATCCACAGATTGAACAAGCCCGCTCGCGCTCTTCCAAAGATTAATAAGATCGCGAATTCGATGGGCCTCGCTAGAATCATAATCAGGAACGACTCCAGCCCACGCAACTGGAAGAGGCTGGAAGAAGATAACCGAAAACCTGTTCCATTGGTTTAACCCACGTACGAACCAGCTAATCTGATTATCTTGAATTATATCTCCAACGGCCGTAGGCCAGATAGGTTCTATAATACCCGATACTCCAGTATTCGCCGCTTCATAGATTAGATTATTAGCAGGTGATGTAAACAATACCGTGTTCTGATTAAATGATGCACTTGCGGACCACTTCACTGGAACTCGCACAGGGCTCTTGTAATCATAATTCATTCGTTGGAATGGAGAATAAGTGATGTTCAAGTTATCATCTAACTCCCACCATCCTCCGAGCTGCTGAACGATAGCAGTATTGGGATATCCGGCGTTGTTCAATGCTCGAAGTATACCCTGAGCTGTTCCAGCTCCATTCCATGTATCCCAAGCATTGATCAACTTAGTTGCGTAAGTGGCATCAGTATCAGCTAGCGATCGAGGTAGTAGTCGATCAACTCCAATAGTCTGCAAAGCATCTGCCGGCGCGTACTTTGGAAAACGAACTAGAACTGAACTTCTCATTTGGTACGCGAAATAATCAAGCAACGATCCGTAAGCAGAAATAAACGCAGCTCCAACAGGTTGGAGCATTTGAGTAGTAGAGATCTGGGCTAAGTAGATCTGCCAGTCTTGAAAACTCAGTTGCCTATATGGATTAGACAGCATTGAATGTCAGATTGTTGGTTAGTGCTGCAATTTGACCAATAGTCAATCCTATATCTCCAGTTCCACCATTTAACGAGAAGTTGATAAGATCACGAATAATAGGACTATTCGCAACTGCACCAGCCATTCCAACTTCAGCTTCCATCTCTGTGTAATATGCTTTTGAATTACTTCCGGTTGTATCACTTCCGATTGGAAGAGAATTAACATAAGTGCCAAGAGCAGCAGCAACTGCTGCCGCAACTGCTTGAAGCGTGGTTTTAGAAGCGAAATAGTTTACTTGTCCTCCAACTACTAGATCCACATTAGATGCTGACTGAGCTTTAAGAGTAGAAGGAATTGTAACTCTTGGAAGGATATATGCAGTCACATCTGCTACAGCTTGAGATCCTACTCCACCGCTAGTACCTGCGAGGAAGATATCGATTTGTCCGGGTATATCAGGATCAGGAATTACTAGAGTCTTAGTTACAGTTGTTGCATGACCATAATTGCTCTCTGCCAGTGTGGCCCAGAGTTGGTAAGCAGCAGCCGGAGATCCCGTACCAAGAGCTGGCCATCGCTGCTGCATCCGAAGACTATAGGCATCGTCGGATTCGACGTCGGCTCCTTGAGATGTAATCCAGGTTCCATTACCGGGGTCAGAGTTGTTAACTGAAACACCGGGAAGGACTCCGCCGACGATGGATTGTATCGAGTTATTCCCAACATTGAACGAAGCTCCTTGATCTGAAGCAATCGTAGACAGAATCAAAGTACCATTCTTCGGGAGGGTACCACCAGTCGTATTAGAATAGAGTTGTCCAGAAGTTGCGGCGTAGGTCATCTGATTAACTGATATATTGAATGGCCCAGCTCCAAGTTCATCTGTTAGTAGTACAAGACCTTGAGTAAAAGATGGCTTATTTCGAGGCAAGTTATAAAAGTTCTCACCAAGCAAATCGAGCCAAGGTCCAGTCGCAAGGGAACGATAGCCTCCAGCAGCTAATTGAGCAGCTTGTGCGGATCCTTGAGCAAAACCTTGAGCGATCACTTCTGCTAATTGTCTCCATCCTCCAGATGCAGGCCACGAAGTAACTGGAAGTGATGGAATATTAATCGCGAACGTAAAAGTATCATTACTTACGAACGATGTTCCGGTTCCTGCCGGACCTGGAACAAACGTGATATTAACTCCAGTTGTTCCTAGAACATATGTTCCTGGAGATGTGGGAACTGTTTGATTACCAGACCACGTTTTACTATCATCGTAACTATACTGAAATTCTGATGCACCCAATTCTCCAGATGATACTATCTTAACTATAACTTTAGGGATTCCTACCTGTGGAGTACCTGAAAGCGAAATCATTCCAGAACCAACGGCCACACCGCCAGCTCCAGGTCCTCCTTTGATTATATAACCGAGACCTTTACATGCACTTAGAACGAGATCTCTAGCCTGATCATAAGTGAGTGAAATGACCAGTTGTGAAAGAGGTAGTCCCATCTTATCCTGCCTGGAGAATCGCCAGAGTAACTTGACTAACACTCATCACGAAATTGAAAGGTCCATCTCTAGTAGATCCTATTGCGCTGATTGTAATAGATTGGCCAGCCATCGAAAAATCGCTGATAGTTACTTCAACACTTACCGATTGAACTTGTTCTTCATGTAGAGTTTCTCGTTCAACATCTGACTTAATAGATGACTGTCTATCTGGTGTAATGATATCGTTTAGATACGCTCGAAGATCTGTACACTCGTTAGGAGCCCAGAACCAAGCTCCTCGAGGATTCGTTAAACGTCTTGCAACACGCTGAGCAAGAGCAATATTCCCAGAAACAAGAGTACCCAAGGGATCATAGTCCGGATATGATGAGATATCTGTACCATAGCTCGCCTGTTGAAGAACTGCGACAGGAGGAGTTCCAGGTAGTAATTTAGTTATAAGAGGAGGAATAGCCGGAATCTCGCCGCCGAGCAGAAATTCTCCGCCGAGGAGCGCCATCTAGTTGTGCTCCATGTAGACATACTCGAATAACGGGCCGGTAGTCGTAATAGCTACTGCTGTCCAATTCACAGCACCAATACTGGGTCCTAGCAACATCGTCCCTACTGCTATGTTGTTGTTCTTAGTTACGCTCACGCTCACACCAGTAGTACAATTAGTGATCGTCGCCTTGAATGACGTGGCCGTAAGATATTCGATGATTAGTAACCAATCATCCACCATATTTGCGACAACACCAGAATCGACCCACGATGCTGTAGTACCATTTCCACTCCCAATGATCCAATTTGGCCCTACCCTGGAGTCATATGCAATATCAGCAAAACTAGCGGTATCAGGATTTGTACCGCCGAGCGTTGGAATATAGCCGCCTTGCGCCCCAGCATTTGATCCACCAGATGGGCCAACCGCTCCGAAGTAAGTGAAAATGGTTACCAACTGATTGAGGTGACACCGAGTCGAGAACTTCGGGAGATTCGCTCCGCGCGTCCAGGCATTGCTGGCATTTCCTCCCCACCAGTTACCGAACGATGTTCCTGCCCCTATTTGAGCATTAGGATTGAATTGCAACCAGTTGCGATCTGTAGCAATGTTTACACGGGTACCAGCCCCAAACGATGTGATTCCAGAGCCGGTGTTGGGCCCAGGGCTGAAGTTAGCATCAGCAATACCCAGAAGACACCACGACTTGTTTTGTCGCGGCGTCGTCGTAAACAGGCTATTTACGCTCCCGCTAGGAGTCGCCCACTTCACGCCGTCGGCCTGCGTGCTATCAGCGGTCAGGACTTGCCCGTCGGATCCGACCGCAAGCCGTGCCGGAGTAGACGCGGCGGTAGCGGCGATCAGGTCGCCCTTGGCGGTGAGCAGGGTTGGCGCGATTCCGCCACCTCCTGCTGCCTGCAGATCGTAGATCGCGGTACGCGAGTCGCCGAGCGCAACCCAGATCGGATTTACGTCTTCGGCCGTGTATTCAGCCGGGTTGCCGGTCGGAGGATGCGCCGGATCGTTGATCTTGGGCGTCGGGAGCGGCGTGTTGCCAGTGATGAAGGCACCCATCCTATCCTACCTTTACGACATCTGAACCGCTAGAGATCTTACCAAAATCAAGAGGTGCCAAAAGAGTAGGATCAGATATTATGGGAGCTGGTGCAGTTGGAGATCCAGCCAAAAGAACTGTAACTTTTTGAATCCATATTTTCATTGTCGTATCTGTATCAACAGTATCATCTACACGAGCAACTCCTTCTGAACCCTTCGCAACTATTAGTTCTAGAATCGTTCCAGGAGCCCATCCTACAACAATTGGTTTTTCAGGATTAGCTCCTTCCCAGGTAACATAACATCTAGATCCTTGTTGAACTTTTGCAGTAATTCCTGGAACACCGTACTTAATCGGAACTCCTGTAAGTTGTGATATTCTATTATCCAATGGATTAAGATCTAGAGTTCCATCATCATGTTGTTCTATTACAATGAATTCATAGTTCGCAAGATGATCTATATCACTAATGATGAATGCATGGAGAACGCGCCGAATAGTACGTTCCCACGCATTCTTGATTGCATTTACTTCTTCACTCATAATAGATAGTCGTATAAAAACTTCGAGGTGTTAATACATGATTAACATTCGAGATCTTTCGGTTAGTATTCTTGAACCGAAAAACGGTTCCTGGCATAACCACAGGATCGAACGACGCAATTGTAAGAATTCGACGTTCTGGTTCAGAATTGATAATTTCAAATTGAATAGGTTTAGCTTCTTTCCAAACTTCGTAACCAATCCAGATTGTTCCGTCCGGTAACATTCGCCAAACCGGAGATGGAAGACGAGTTGATCTTAAAAGAGATTCAATGACCTGTCCCGCTGTCGTTTGAAGTCGCGACCAAGCAGCGAGTTGGATTTGGAGCAAAGTTCTATCTGAATCTGGTGAAAGTTTTTCTCCAGCATCAAATAAAGCATCTTGGAGCGGAATCTTAATAGGAACAGATCTGTACCCTCTTGGCGGAAGCATCTTCCCTAGTGATCCTGCTCCACCTATAAGGCGCCCTCGAACCATCAAATTGGAATCAACATCGTTATGACCAAATGTCCCTTGGAATACTTGACTACCGAACTTTAATTCTGCTTTACCGGATAATTGAGTTGGTGAATCAATTAAATAAGTAGCATGCCAAACGCCAATTCTCGGAAGAGAAAGATTCAATTCCGAAACTGCCAATCCATTGATTGAACAGACAGTGTTCAAAAAGGTCTCGTGTTTGTTTTAGCAGGCGATGCTATATCTGATCGTTTAGATGTAACAGTCATAGTACCGTCTGGATTCGTAGTAACTTCAGGAGTAGCTTCCATTGGACCAGATGTCGTAAGAACTGATGGCAAATATTCTACGCAATGAATTTCTTGCGTTCCACGTCCTTGATCATCTACAGTCGGAATAGCAACTCGTACAACGTACATATCATAAATTCCAATAAGAGCTAAAGCAGGATATTCAACTTTAGCAATCTTCGGTGCAATTCGTACTGTAGCTGGAGGTGAAATTAAATCTACAAACTGCTTCAACCATTTCCACTGATTCGGAGTCCAGAGTGTAAGTCGAATAGAAAAATCGCAAGGATCTTCTCCTAGATAAGTCGGTACTGCACCATTAGATCCAGCAGACAGTTTAACTTGAATACGTTTTCCTTTACCACCCAAGACCCTAGGAAGCCCAGGCGCTCTCATTCCTGCTACTTTAATCGTATCCCACAACGAGAGTTCAGGAGGCCAAGGATCAAGAGGACTTTCAGGAAGAGCGGTTATAATTCCAGGAGCAACTAGAGTTCCAGAAGCAACAGCATCAATAGGCCGAGCCGGAGATGCAGCTGCTTGATCCCAAAACGGAGGACCTCTTAAACTGTTAAGAATTCTAAAGTCTGTTAGATCACTATGTGCCATCGTAAGCGCCTGATTCAGTATTTATTTGTTCATGAAGCTCAAGAACTGCCTTCTTGGTTGCTTCTGCTGCTTTACTAGCAATATGCTCTGCATCATCTTTAGTTGCACCAGGAGCATGAACTTCAGTATGAATATGCAATCCAGGACCGTGATATCCCCATGGAGAATCAGGAGAGACTCTATATTTTTCTTGACCAGTTTGATAAAGGTATTCACGAACTCTAGCAGCTGCTTCAGGAGTATATGGACCTCCTGTAGTCGAAAAAGGATTATACACTTCTGGTAAAAAACTGGGTTTACCTCCTTGAATCAATTCTCCACGATCCATCCGAGCTTGTTCTTCAGGAGTCAACTCTCCAAGATGCTTAATCTGATGCCAACCTTCTACAGACATAACAGCTAGTTTCCCAAGAGTACCTATTTCACCAGCAACATCCTTGATAATAGGCCAAAGTTCTTTTAGTTTACCAATTAGATCATCAAAAAACTTACGCATTTTTTCGCGGCCCGCATCGCCAGTCAAAGGCTCTACCATTGCACCAAGACTATTTGCGATATCCTTAACAAAACTCTCAGTTTTCTGTTCTCCAAGAACAGATAAAAGATTATTAAGAGCATCTTTAAATGTCTTAAATCCTGGAGTATCGGTAATCGTAGAAAGGATCTGAGTTAACTTAGTTTCAAATCTATCAAGAATTCCACCAAGAGTAGTATCTGCTCTTTCGAACGAGATCTTACCTAGTTTCATTCCTTCTTTAGCTTGGAGAGTTTCGAGTAAAGCTGTAACGCCAGCTTGGCGACCTATAAGATTCTGTTCAACCATCTTAGAAATATTAGCGTATGGAACGCCTAGATCTTTAGCAAGTTGCTGCCAAAACTTAGTTTCATCAACGATACCGATCATACCTCTACGAATTTCATTGATATCGAGAACAGGTTTTGAAAACATCTGTGTAAACACGTACTGCAATTTTCCTGCATCTCCACCCATTGCTTGCATATCCGAAATCGCAAGCATCATAGGTCGAATTATTTGATCAGGAGCACCGAGATGACCAAACTTTAACATCTGTTGATATAAATCTTCTACTGGACGCCCTGTACGAACAGAAAGATCTTGAGACATTTTTACCATATCAGATGCACTAGAACCAAATGCATACTTCGCGCCTAACATGGCATCTTCTTGAACACGGATAATACCTGTCAACTTAGTCGCCACTGCAGAAACAGCACTCCAGACAAATTCAACTCCTTTAGCAAGGGGATACAGAATCATCGCCCAATCGCGCATTGCTTCGCGAGTGGCTTTTGTAGGTGACCACAAATCCTTCATGGCGCGCGTGTTTTGTTCGAGAGCGCGTCTTGACATTAGAAGCCGATCACGTTGGATTCCTAACTCCAGTGATTGCTTCTTTATAGGATCTGTAACAGTAGTTAGTTTGCTTTGAGCAGCAGCGATGCTAACTGCCTTCATCTGATTTTGAACGCGACTAAGCTGACGCTCGATCCGAGTGGCTGGATCAGAAACCATATCATTGAGTTTCAATAGCCACTCAAACGCCACCGGTCACCTCCAAGGACTAAACTTTAGTAGCTCTATCAGTTCAGCAATAAGCATCGCTCCTAGTTCTGCTTCACGCCGAGGTTTACCGTTCCTGAACGCAAGCAAAGCTCTCGCGGCGATTCGAGGATCTGCATGTGTCGCGTTCAGGCGTCGCTGAAATCCGTCATCTCCGCTTTGTCGTCGTATCCAGCAAGTTCAGCGACTTTCTCGCTCAATACTTCTGCGAGAGCTGGTTCGCCTTCGAACATTTGCTGTACCGATTCGGGATCAGGCTCTACGCAGTGAGTTGCCGCGAAGTTCTCCATCGCGACACGTTTCCTCTTAGGATCCAAGAAAGCATCTTTGAACTGATGCCAATGGATCCTCGTAGGAGCGATGATATAGAATTCATGGCCTCTTGTGGTTACCAATGCTGCGCGTCTCTTGTGTTTCTCCGCATATTCAGTGACCTTCTTCTTACGCTCGTCAGATGTCTGTAGCAATGTCAATGACATTTAAACCTCGGTTACGGAGCGAAAGTTGCGATTGCATGACGAAGAATGTTATTCATCGGTTGCAATCCGTTGACGAGAATGAGTCTCGCAACGAAAGGCATTTCTACGGTGATCGGATCGGAAGAGCCTTGCGTAATACGATGCCTAGTTCCAGTGAATCTCATACCCCAGATTGAGTCGGCAGAAGTCGCCGCAGGATTTCCTGGAACCGAGCTTGGAGGTCTTTCGGAGTAAAGAATCGTGCAAAGGAAGTTAGCTTCTAGAAGACCGACGGCGAGAGTCTGGAGATCGATGCTCATGTCTTGAAATTCTTCTCTGAGCATCACAATACGACCGCTAGCCTTCTGTACGCCTCTAGTATAACCCAAGATCTGAGAGGAAAAACCGCGAACTTCTCCCGGATCAAGAGTCTGTTCATATTCTGCTTCTTGTACGCCAATATAGCGTTTTCCATTTAATCGCAACTCAACGCTAGATGCATCGAAGCGTACGCCGGCAATGTCTGGATATGAAAGAGTATCTGGCATGATATCCTCTCAGCTTATGCTGCTCTGATTTGAAGAGCGTTGTTAGTAAACCCGAGATCAGCGTTGATAAACAATGCAAAGCCAAGAGGAATAGCTCTAATCGATGGCCAGATTGCCTGAGTCTGAAGTACGTTATTGGTTCGAGAGATAGAAACGATAAGATCGCTAATCTGACCTCGAGCTCCTTGGCGTACGAAGTTATCTACAAATAGTTCGATATTGACAGCATCCTTTTCGAGGATAGTTCCGTCTTTGTTAACTCTCACGTTCGAGTTCAAGAAATTCAAGAGAGCCTGACGGGATAGGATCGAAATAAGATCCATCACTCTTCCGTAAGGCCAGAAGGTAAAATCTGATCCCGGAGGTGCCATCAAGCGACCTGGACCGGTGATATAGAATCCAGGACGTCCAGTAATCGTAGTCAACGTAACGAAGCGCCCATTATCCAAACCAGGAGTCGACTCTTCATTACGCTGAATAGCAACGACACCAGGCAAAGATCCTCTCACGACAAGACCAAGAGCCTCAGCAGGAGCAATGCTTCCAGCTCGAGCCATGGCTTGCCATGCTGACGGACGTGACATAATACGCCCGTTTAGTGGAGAAACTTGAGACTCCCACCCAGAAGCGACAGCCACATGAACAGCTGATACGTTTGCAAAAGCAGCCAGCAAAGCAGCATCAGTATCCAAAGGCGCTTCAATCATCGCTCGATTAAACTTGTAGTTACTTGTAGTAGCAGCTACCATCAAGGTTTCGAGAGCAGCTGCAAGCGTCGCTGATGCAGCAGAGGTCGCAGCGGGACCAACGACGTGCACGCCTACCGAAGATCCAAGACGAGCATCTGCAATAAGAGCGTTGATAGCATTCGTCATATCCGTCGTGCTGTAGCTAGCCGACGTCGTATTGAAGGTATACGTATCAGGAGCAGTAAATGCTCCCGCAAAGGTGAGAACAACTCCAGTCTGGTTATTCCCGGTTTTGTTCGGATCCAATCCATCAGGGATCGGATAAGTTCCGGAACCAGGAATCATCTGCGGAGCGGAAACTGTATTCCCACCATCAAGAGAATACGTAAACATTCCGACGCCAGCGCCTCCCGTGGAAGTGATAGTAATAACCACAGAGTACGCGTCGACCGGGCTCGACGAAGAATGAGTTACAGCCAGAGTCCCGGTTCCCGAAGTAAGCGTTCCAGCGCCGGTGATAGTAGAGATTTGAATCGTATCACCAGAAACGGCGGCGCCAGTTCCGAAAGCCAGAGTTGTAAAAGGAACTCCAGGAATCTGGACAGTTGCTGCGCTAGTCCAAACAGGACCCCACGTCGCTCCACCATCAACCGATGTTTGGAACGTAGCGACTCCAACAGCACCACCCAGGACAGCTCTAATCAAGAAAGAGGTCGAAGGTCGAATAGTGATCGTAACTGTTCCTGTCCCAGGACCTGAATGGATAACTGGAGTAGCTACTCCATAGGTCGAAGGATTCACGGGAACGAGCAACAATCCGGACGGCCTAACTGATCCCTGCGCTCCTGCGCTAAAAGCGATCGCAGACGCCTCTACTAGAGGCCCTCCGCTACCGAGAGACTTACGGAGCGTATCGTTATCCGCAACCGATACTACCGAGTTGGGAATTCCGAGTGGAGATGGACCAATCTTTGCAAACATTCCTCCAGAACCGGCAGGAATGATCCCGAGCCCCTGATCCCGAATTGAAATGTTGACATTAGGATTGGCCATAGATTACTCCTGCGTTTTTGAAGCATTTTCGGGATGGGATCCATCTGGGTAGTGGCCACCGAGACTCAGTTTGGAAACGTCTTCAAGAGCCTTATCAAATTCAGCTTCAGTCATTTCGGGCCACTCGTCTTCCCACTTGAGGAACGACCTGGCACCTGAGTAAAAAACGTCCCATTCGACTTGCTTAGTTCTTTCATCTTGGATCGGAGTAGCCCCGAGCGATGGGCGCTTGCGAGATCTCCAAAAGAGCGGTCCGCCTTTTTGAGCAACGTTCTCGTCTGCCATAGTTTACCTCAACCGGTAAAGACTGTATTTCCAGGAGGAAGCGGACCCATCGATATTGTTGTTGGTTCAGTACTCTGAATGGTTGTAGCACCGGCATCGAGTTGGGTTTCAAGCACTGGAATGTAGATAGTAATATGCAAGACAACTCTACGACCATAGTACATAGCATCGGCTCCAGTAGCTACCCAATCTTCTCCGTTAAATCGATAAGACCCGTACGCTTGATGATGAAGAGCAGAAAGGAATTCGTTTATCAAATTCTCGGTGATATGATAATCATCAGTACTTGTAGGTCCTGCATCTCCCCAGATATGGATGTCCACCTCAACCTGGCGCGTATGCAGGGCGCGGGGCAGGGCTTTTCCCGGGTTTGCAGCCTCCCACGCCGCTTGCTGGGCGCTTGACATAGCTGGGGTAGGACCAACCCCCGTACCCCTCTTTGGTACCCAAAAAATCGAAGGAGGAGTAGTCTTAAAACCTTTTGTAGACGAGCCGATATGAACCGTGGCGACCTTGACGGTGCCAAGAGTTTGGAGTTCAGACATTACTGATTGAGCGATCGTTTTTAGACTCACCCAAAGATCCTGTTTATTACTTTTTCAGTTGCGATTTCGTATGCCTGTTCCCATTTCTCTGGGAGACCTTTACCTTCATCCGGAACGATCATTCTCTGAGGAATATGCTTAGTACCTACCTGATGAACACCACCATAGTCCGCCATGATGATACGAAATACTTCTTCTCTAACTTCACTACGAATACTTCTCAACAAAGTACCGAACTGTTCTAGTATACGTCCAGATTTCTTCTTAGTTGGAGCCCACGCCTTACCATATGGATCAGTCTCGCTATAAAAACCATCTTGAACTAACCGAATCGTTTCTTCAGCAATCTCTTGAAGGATTTGAGTTTTGAACTCAAGAGAAGAGATAAAGGCCATCTGTTTAATGGCTGTGCCTAGATCTCCTTCCGTCTGTCTAAACTCAAAGTCGCTCACCTACACCACCACCTCATTTTTGGATGGACAAAGACATGTATCACATCTGTACCGTAGTCCAGATGAGGTAAATGCAGCGTCATTCTACGAGTTCGCCTCATTAGTACCATCCTCGAGATTTTGGAGTACTAATGTAGATGACGTTTCCATCGGCATCTATGGATTCGTCTTGCTTAGCAAGCGAATTATATCCAGATCGCGCTGGAATCGTATTCATTTGAACAACAACTCCAGCTCCTGAAGGAACTGTAGCTGGTGCACCTCCTGCCCCAAGAAGCGCACCAGCTGGAGTAATATCAGATTCTGCGATGCCTTTCAACCAAGCAAGTGCTTCGTCATAACGCTGCTTTAATTCAACGTCTCCTTTGTCTTCGGGATCAAACCCGCGAACGGTAAGAAGACGCCACGATGCAATAACTACGACGGCTTCTTTAAGTGCAAGACCAGGGTTCGCGAGCGGTACTGGGAATCTCGCAGAAAGGTAGCTGTCTGCGAAATCACTAGCAGCGTCCAGTTGCGCCTGTTGTTGTTCAGGTGCAAAGTTAGCAAGCGTTTCGGACGCTAATCCGAAAGTCGGAATATCCGCTGTGACCGCGTATCCTGGCATTTGTTATCCTTGAGGCTTCTCCCACGGAGGCTTGGTGTCGCCCTGAGGAGGTTTCAGTACATCTTGCGGAGGCTGCGTAGTAGAACCGCCCGCTCCGGCGGGATGAGTTCCAGCCGACAGAGTCCTCACATCACCAGGAGGAGTAGCTGGAGGTCTCGGAGGCTGGCCAGCAGCGGATCCGGCCGCTGCTCCAGCTTGATCAGCACCAGGGGCAGATGCAGTTGCCTGAGGAGTTTCGGGTCGAGATACTGTCTTCGCATCGTCTTCCGAAACTTCTTCGATTTTGACGATATTGATTGGGAACCCGCCGTCGTGATCCCGCTGAATATCGTCCATCTGAGCTTGTGTCAAAACATGAGTCGACTCATCAAGAGCCGACCACTGTTTTCCACCTGACCAGAAACTGTTGAAGATCTGGCCATTCACGTTTCGAGACTTCGCCTGAGCCGTCACACGGAACATTTTTTCAGCCATTTATTCAGTCTCCTAAGCCAAACGGCTTAAACCGGAATGACTTTGGCTGCCATGAACCAGAGGCCGAGGCCAGCAGCTCCGCGCATATCGACTCCGTAGATGAATTCTCTACGAAGGAAGACATTCGCATCAGTCAGTTGATTGAGGTAAGTGCTCTGCAACGGACGCCGAGTCTGCCAGATGAACGGCTTAACAGGCCGAGAAACGTCGGCCATGTACCACGTTCCCTGAGCACTCGTAGTCGACTGGTCAACCCAATCCATAACTACGTAATCAAAGAACCCTTTGAGGACGTTGGACTGAACAGCTCCAGGTGCGTTGATTGCAAGCGCACCAGACGGAGAAACAAACTCCATCTGAGTAATCTGGCGAGCTGCGATCTCGTTGGTAGGCCCAACGATCAGAAGACGAGGACGAATTCCAAGAGACAATGCATCTTCTCCTTTATACACCCTCATCGCATTATAGACGGTGATGGCATTCTGAGGAGTCAGCGGCATCCCGGTAAAAAGGTTTGCCTGAACAGGGCTTCCAGGGTTATCCGGATCCTGCGGATGGTTCGCAGAGAAGAATGGCTGACCATCAAATCCAGTGGATCCAGCAGCATTCCCGGTGTCGAGAAGAGTAGCAATCAAGCGATCGGGAAGAATCTTCGCTTCTTCACCGAGCATCTGAACTGCTGGTCCAAAGAGACCGAACTGATCGTCTTCAAACTTCTCGCGCCCGATCTTGAGGGTGTCTTCGTAGGTCTTGTTGACAACCGTGGTAGAGCGAGCGCCGATGTTGTTCATGTAGCGTTCGCCGAGCCACTCACGCATCTTCGGGAGACGCGCCATCCACCCGTAGACGTTCATTTCGGTGGTGGACGGTACTTCCGTCACGAGGCGCTGATACACACTCGCCGCAGTGTCATAACCGAGTTGCAACCTTCGGTCGAAAGTCTGAAACATGAACTGAAGATTTGCAGGAGTCAGCAGCATTGTTATCCTCCGTGTGCCTGTGGCCTAGTTAGGGCCGCGCACTCACGCGCTGTTCAACCCAAACGCGACCAGAATCGGCATCCACGAACTGAATAATTCCTGCAAGCGGACGAGTCGCGCCTCCGTCTGTCAGACCTACTGTGTGGTTATCGATTGCGTAGCATGGAGCGCCGATATTGGCATTTCCGATCAAATCCGCAGCTGTCCCATTGTCCCAGTCGAAGACCCCCTGATGAGGTTCTCCGATACGAGCACCTGCCAAACCACCAGAGTTATCGATAGTCTTCTCAATCCGACCAACGATTCTCTGGCCGCCCGTCGGATTCGGGACAGTTACAGGCTGAAGATATCCTGCATTAGTCGACGTCGGTCCGCCGACCGAAACCATCGTTCCTTGGTAAAGAATAACTCCAGCAGCTACGGGGACCGGAAGGAAATCTGGGATCGGTCGGTCGCCGTACTGCCGAGTATTCCTGATATTGGTAATATTTGCCATCGGGATCTCCTAGTGATCCTTTTGAGGTTAAAGCTGGTTCGCCAAGCGAATCCCGTGGCGTGCCAGTTGAGCATTTTGCTCAACAATCTGCTTCTTGATCTTCTCCTTCTCCTTCGGATCAGTGATTCCCAGCTGAGTGAAGATCTTCTCCTGATCGTCACTAGTTACCGCAATCGCTCCAGTCGGAACAGCGGGATCAGGCTGGTTCTCGTTGACCGGAGGAGTAAGCATCTGAGGCGCTTTGCTTACATATCCTCGAAGCATCTCGATATTTTTCCGGCCTTCGGTCATCCAGAAGTCTTTCAGAGCGGGAGCAATCTTGCCTTCGCGGACCGCGTTGTCCACAAGTGAGGTAACTTCGCGTTCGACGTTGATAGCCTGAAAAGTCGCGAGCTGAGTCGTGAGACTAGCCACCTTATCCGCGCTCTCTTTCCAAGCAAGGATTACGCCTCGAGCCTCACCAGAAGTCTTGGATCCAGTCGCTACAAGCAACTCTCGGGTTGAACTAAGAAGGCTAGAAACTTCCGAAAGCAGGACCTGATCTGTAGAGTTCTCAGAGAGACCCAGGATCCTCGCCAAGTCAGCGTTATTCATCTGTTTTTCCTCCTTCTTGAGTCTCTCAGGGAATGCCTGAGCTGCTGCTAGCACAGAGTTTGGAACATGTTTATAGTGGGAAAACCACTTAGAAGCTGAACCAGTAGCAGCAACTTTAAGCTCACCGCTCTCTTCAGCGTCAGCAAAACCCTCTTTGATCGCATCCTTTGAAGTTAGCCAAGTCTCATCACGCATCAGTTGTCTGACTTTATCGTTGGGAGACTTAGTCCTCGTAGTGTAGACATCAACTAGTTCTTCAGTGATTTTTTCGAGCTTAACGGCCGCTTCTCTCATATCCGCCGACTTACCTATGGTAAAAGACGACGGTTCATGAATCATCATCATAGATCCGGTACCCATATGAATTCGAGTACCGGACATAGCGATAAGAGAAGCAGCACTCGCAGCGATACCGTCTACATGAACAGTAATCTTACCAGAATCCCAGCGTTTAATCTGATTATAGATGGCCATTCCATCAAAGACGTTGCCACCTAAAGAGTTGATATATACATGAAGATTTGTCGAATTCCCATCTTTCAGTTCCTTCAATGATTCTGCCACCATCTTAGCAGAGATGCCTTCTCCCCACCAAGATTCTCCGATATCGCCATAGATATGGAGTTCGCCATCCGTACCCTGTTTCTTACACCAAACTTGGTAGTTCATTGGTTCTCCGGAGGCGGCTTTGCAGCAGGCTCTGCAGGATCATCAGGCGCTATAGGAACTGGGACTGGAAGATCCGGTAGCCAAGGATCCTCACCTTCAACGAGCGGAATGCCATACTTATCGCAATACTTCTTAGCATCGAGGTTTAGGCGACCCGCTCGGTATTCTTGGATCGCTTTAGCGTGCTTCTCAGACGCTTCAGCATTGGTCTTATCATCCCCAGGAGGCGATGTATCCCAGTCAGGGTATGGTGCGAGTTCCGTGTCTCCGAAGTTATAATAAACATATGGTTTCAGAATCTGATGTCTAGCGTCCGTTGTGATCGTTCCGGCGAACGAGTCTTTGACGTCTTGGCGCACGTTTTCGTGGGCAGAGGCAGCCGCAAAACTTCCTCCCCGAACCTGCGTCGATAGGTTTTGGCCGAGCACGCGAATCGCAATGCTCTCTTCAGCTCTTTGAATAAGCCTATCAAAGGATTGCTCGCTATTCGCTACTGCTTCGATAAGTTTTAGATCGAATTTATCGCCTTGCTGGTTCTGCTTCAGTTTAACAACTGATTCTCGAGCGACCCTTGCGATTGCGTTGACGAAGAGTCTTGCTTCGTCATCAGTCGTCTCCGCAGGCATGACTGCGCCACGAATAGGCGACCCGTGGACTTCAGAATAGCGCGCCCAATCGCGATACGCAAACTGGCGGACCATCCATTGCATCCAAATTGAACGGATAAGACCATACATCCACCCGTATTGGTATCCACCAGGCATATAGAGAGCCCAGTGTCCGTCACCAGGAATAAGATTTGCTTGACCATCTTTAACATGGAACTTATAAACTCGTTCTTCCCAATCCCAAGTGACAAATTGATTATGGTGGACTTTAAGTGTAGGCGTCCACTTAGAATCGGTCTTCTTCCAAACTAATTCACCGATCCCGAGTCCAAGCATCTCTCCTTTTAGTAGCCAAGATGTTAACTGGGACTTCGGAACCATCGTTGGCCATTCAGATTTGCACGCTTCTGCAACCTTGATAGCTCTCAATTGAGGCTTATCAGGATCTCCCGCAGGATCCATATCGAATGGGAGACCCAATACACCATTGATGTACGTGTTCAGAACGGCTTGGACGCGATCATCGCGTAGGATAGCATCGCACAGGAGCGCAGCCATCTGGAACTGGCCCCACTCCAACTGTGTGATCGCCATTTGGACAACTTGAACAGAATCCCATTCAGTAAACGCTGGGACTCTCGCAGGCAGATCTTGATACTCTCCTTGACCAGGATCTCTAGGAAGATCCGGTGTAGGACTAACCGAAGGAGTCTGTTTAGCGAGCGAGGTTACTAAGCTCACATTCTCCTCTGAATACCTTCTGCCGGCATTCCCGAATCAGTGTAAACAGGTCTCGCAAGTCCTACCATCAACCACGTTAGAACCCAGACAAGCGCATCCAGCCTATCAGGAGATTCGCTCATCAAAGGGTTCCAATCACAGAGTTGGTCCTCCAGGTCTGGAAGACATCCAACGTGATGTACTTTTCCTTGCTCATATAGAGATGCAACTGGTTCAGCTCGGGTCTGTTTACCACGGGTAGCGTGAACAGGTTGAACTGGGATGCTCTTGTTAAAGGTCCTAAGATTCGAGATAACAAGATCTCCGCCTTTGTTCGTTTCAGCTACGACTTTGTTAGCTTGTCGCTCATTAAAGTTCGTAGTTACCTTCTTCGCCCATTCATGCGGTTTATAAATCCCGCTGTTATCATCTAATATGAAACCGTGTGTATCAGGATATCCTTTGCAGAAACAAATCCCAATTCCAGCACTAACGATCCCAGTTTCATCTGACGTTTCTTCTGAAGTAATCGCCGGGTCAACGCCGACGCCAATCCTGATCAGGATAGGAGCCATCCTGACTCGATATTTTTCAATGATATCGCGCTTCCAAAGAGCACCAGGATTATCATCCAAGATTTCGGCATGAAGTTCCTGGCGTCCGAGCCGCGTTCCTTCATATGACTTAATAATCTCGTTGATAAACGTTGTCGCGAGGTTCGCAAAGTTTTCGTACGAAGTTCCTCGCGTGAAATGCGTATGAGGATCCTTGATGATTTCTTTAATCAGCTTCGTAGGCTTAGGCGTTGTAGTGATCACACACTGAGGCTTTTTTCCAAGCCTCAGTCCTAGCTTCATCATGTCCCACGCGTCGGGATATGGCCACTTCGCAAGTTCATCTGCCCACGCTTTACCGCATTGAGGGCCGCGGAACGTATCCGGTTCATCGGCTGACAGAAGCAATGCTTTAACGCCATTTGGCCAGGTGAGCCTTCTCTTCGAAGGTTCATACTTGGGACGAAAATTGTTGGGCGAGATCGATAGAATACCACTTTCACCCTCCACCATGATGTCGCGAATATCAAGTGCCTTCGCGGCAGCTAGGATCATATGCTCAGTATCAGCTCTCTCGGCCCACTTTCGTACAGCTTCTGAACCTGTTCTCGTCTTCCCCCACCCGCGGCCTGCCGATATCATCCAGTAGGTCCAATTACCATGGTGACACAAACACTTCTCAGGAAGCAGTTGTTCAGGGCGAGCCCAGAAATCCCAGGTTCGCAGAATTAATTCCTGCTCAACAGTATTCAGTTGTGAAAGAACTTCCTTCTTCTTCTCTGCTGGCAACGCCGCAAATCGTAATGCTCTAGAAGTAACCTCTTTCATGAGCGATTTTCACTGATTTTCATCATTTTTGATGCGATTTAGCACATTTTAGAGACTTAATCGCAAAGTTAAGATCTGTTGAGAACCAGCCGTTACACCCGCTCCAGTCAGTGCAACTACCCTCAAAGCGTTACCAATATTCCACGGATTGATGGTATTTACAGCTAGCGTCGGCGGTAAGTCAGTCGCATTGATGAGTTGTGGTGAAGCTGGTGTCCCGTAGCCTCTATTAAACATGGCCCGATAGCGAGCTACTGGCGCAGCCGCGGCTAGTTGAGGAAAATGCGCAACATCCCACCAAGGACCTGCAAAGTTTGCAGGAACAGTATTCCGAGGAATATCAGCGCTTTGAAGCCAAAGATCAAGGGTTCCGCCAGTAACGCCTCGCAGAGTCGCTGTAAGGATCCAGATATCATAATCATCCAATCCAAACATGGTTTTGATGACTGCCCCGTTCGGCCCGTTTGGAGCTCCCGGCGCATTCGCCGTTAGATCCATGTACACACTTTGGGTCATACCAGTTTCCTATCGAGGCCAAAACGGGTTGCGCGCGTTAGCACGTCTTCGCTATAATCATGACCTGTGGTAAACTTGTCGGGATCTTTGGGGTCTACCAAATCAAAGCGCGCATTGTAGCCAGCAATCCCCATTCTAATATCATTGAAATGTACAAGCGAGTCCAACAAGATGGCAGCCGACCGCATCAGATTAAATCGCGGGTTCTTCCAGTCGTACTTCGCGAGCCAATCTTTATTGGTGAGACCTTCAAACTTCTTCGGCGCCGCAAAATCGATTTGACCGAGCCCATACCCCCATCCAGGATACGTAGCGTCCACCCATTTCGGGGGTCTCACTTCTAACTGCGTTTTGCCGTGTTTGTCTTTGCGGCTGCGACCAGTAAAGAGAGCCTCAATCAACGGCTCAACAGCTTCTGGAATCGCGTCATCATTGTACCAACGGTTACTGGGATCTCCAGTACCGGCGGGACCCGGAGGCCGTAGTGCCCAGTAGCCGTCTTTGGTAAAAGATTCGCGATCAATCAGCGCCGCGTGAATCAAAGCAAACTCTAGAGAAGATAAAAGCGCCGTTCTGTTCACCTGAGCGGCTTCAGCGTACGCTGTTGCATACGCCGCGTGCCTTGATGGCAGTTTCAACGCTAGTATCTTCTCTAGTATCACAGGGTCATGGAAGAAAATCTCGAAGTCTTGGCAACCTAGGAATGAACACAGGTTTAACGGACTTAAAGATTTCAGTTAACTGTTTAATAGTTGGTTTCATTGCGTCAATTCTACTGGAGGAAAGTAGGCGTCTTAACGAGTTCGGTCCTCTTGAAGTTACCAGCCTTCTCAACGAGATCGTCAATCTTCGCCATGAGGCGATTCTTAACCTCCTCGGGATCTGCAGAGGACTTGTTCTTGTCTTCGGCCCCTGCCAACTTCAAGCGAAGCGCGAGGGCATCCATCAAAGTGCCACGCGACGCTTTGACCACATGCATAAGACGGGACCATATTTCGGAACCCGAAATGGTACTGGTGGTCGGTGCTCCTTGCGCGTCCGTACCAAGATTCCAAGCAATTCCTCGAGCACGGAGTTCATCGTCCAGCGCTCGCTTGATGAGTTCGTCCATCGCATCAAGGTCAGCCGTCACCTTCTTGGCGACGATATTACTGACTGCTGATGCGGTCATTTCTGCGCGCTGTTTGCGCAGGTTATTGATCCGCTTCGAAAGGCATTGAGTCGTTACTTTGACTTGGTATTCGTTGAACAGCCATTCTCTGATAGCATCATAAGTGTAGCCTTGACCCTGACGGACAAGGCATTGCTCTACTACGCTATCAGAGAGTTTTTGGTTTCCAGCTGCCATCTGGTCACCTGGGATCCAATGTGAAACAGGATCTACCTTCTGCACCTATTATAAGGAGCCGCAAAATGGAGTCGCAAATGTTTTCTAGATCCTACAGAGAACCTGATTTATTTTAGGATCAATGGAGTTGACTCCATTGCTGTCTAACTTTATTTAGACAGGACTGTTTAGTCGTCTGAACAGGATCTACCCGTTTAGAATTGGATTCGTTCGAAAACAGTGAACCCCCGCTGTGACGGGGAGCCCCTTTGAAATCTGCCACGTTGTCCTCCATCGGAGCCGTTGACCGGGGGCAAGGGGCATGGCATAATGGTTTTCAGTTAGGGCAAGCAAACCAAAGCAAAGGGGCAAGCAAATGATTACCGCCATTATCCTCCTTACGGTCCTCGGTGTGGGCAGCCAGTTCTATAAGATGGCCAAGCAGCTTAACTAGCCTCCAGTGGAGGCACAAAGCCTCCACTTGCCTCGTTGCCAACAAACTCTAGTTATAGGATACTACTAACCATGGATAACAACAAGCGCCGGCTGCACTACAGGGGCTATACCATCATCGTGGAGTACACGGTGGGTGTGCCGCCGCACACTCCCTACTGGTGCATCTGTTTCCCCAACGGGAGCTACATTACGCACACCGACAAAGGCCTCGTGACGGCCATGGCGATAGTGGATGCCTGGGTCGACCAGACGCCGCTTCCTGCCTCCATCTAAGCAATCGGGCTCCCGTGACCGGGGGCCCGATCTGTGGGAGAATCTTCACATGGCCTACATCGCAAAATTCAAGAATCCTGAAACCAATGAAACTGCACAGTGGCAAGAGCCGCGCTTCATCCAGAAGTGTGCAGCTGGGTCAAAGTGTCTCAATCACGGGATGGCGGTGACGCCGAAAAACAAGGCGTGTCTCATCAAGGGGGCTGATGGATGGAAAGTCTTCCATCCGAGCTGCGCACCGTCCTGGGTGCACAACCCGAAGCTCCAAACAAGCAGCTGCCAGCAGCTGCAAACTGTGGGAGAATGTTTCACATGGACAAGCACACCAAAGCCGAAGCGAAATACCGCACCATCCTCCGTGACCTCGCCGAATGTGTGTATGAAAATGAATGTGACGGCTCCATTGAGAATGATGAGAAACCTAACTTCACACTGGAGCATCTCCAGAAGCAACTTGATTTTCTCATCAACGAGGAAAAGCGGTCTGGGGCGAGTGAGTATGGCTTCACCGCACAGAATTGGCGCTTCGCCCGTGACCAAAAGCGCCAGGAGGCGATGCTCAAAGAGGTTGCACTGAGCTCCAAGCGAGCTCACTGGTCCGTGCAGCGCGCACAGGCTGCACAGAAGCGCCGTGAAGCAAAGACGGCGAAATGTCAACAGAAATATGAGCTCACCGGGCATGACTGCGAGCTCACTCACTGCCCGTGCGGAACACATGATTTTGAAAACAAGTTTCACAGGTGTGAAACTGATGATGGCGTGCCGGAAGAAGTGCGGCGTGCAGAACGCGCTGCCGGATGGGACCCGTCACCGTAGCAGCACGTCCTCCATTTCCCTCCATCGGTGCACGGTGGAGGGAAACGTGGCTGTTGCGGCGCCTCCAGATATATGGTATTATGATTTTATGAATTGCGAAGGCGCCAAGGAGAATACAATGGAGGCAAACGTGCAGAATGCGAATCGGTTAACCCACATTGTGGATGAATATCTGGAAACCTCCTTCAATGCAGGGAAAAGGATGCGATTTCCCTCCATGATGAAATACATGAGGGAAAAGTATGGAATTGTCCTCCAGTGGAATACATGGGAGATGGAAGTAGTGAGGGAAAGGTGGGAGGAGTGCCGCTGAAGTAGTACGGTTGCCTCCATCTGCCTCCATGAGAGGTAGATGGAGGCATCACACCCACACCGTGAGATTAAGAAGCACGTCCTCCATTGGAGGTCGATGGAGGTGTTGCGGCGCCGCAGAGGATATGGTAATATGATTTTTGTAAGGGCAAATGGGCATGGTGCTCAAACGTCCTACAGAGGCATACAATGATTACCGCTATCCTCCTTGTGGCGCTCCTTGGCATCGGTTCGCAGCTATACGCCACCGCTAAGCAGCTCAGGTAGGGAAACGTCCTCCATTGCCCTACATGTAAGCTAAAAAGCTACATGTAGGGTACTTGGCGCTCTTGATTTAAAATCGGGGGCGCTATATAATATTTTTTAGATGGAGCGCCCCATAAAGGGGCGCGATGGAGGCTAACGTGGGCGAGTATATTACGATGGAAGCGATTGTAAGGGAATATAAGGAAGAGGCGATTTATGGAGGGAATGAGTATGGTATGGAGGATTTTGTAGAGTATTGGCTGCCTTGCGTTTGCGATGGGTGGGATGTAAGGTATGATATGGGATTGGAGGAGTTGGAGGAGTTGTATAGGGGAGTGGAGGTAAAGGTGGGCGAAGAGATTTATACGTAAGCTAAAAGCCTACGTTTCCCTCCATGTAGGTAAATGGAGGGAAACAAACTGGGATTTGCATCCGCCACAACCCCTGTGGGGTTTGGGCATGCACGTGCTGCCGCACTTCGCGATTCTGATTTCACCAAGATCAGATCACTGATCACCGATCAGTTGGAAGAAAAGGGAGGCGAATAGCCTCCCTCGGACCCTATTTCCGCTTTAGCTGCCACGTTTCGGCGTACTTCGCCAAAAACTCCTCCACCTCCTCCTCCGACGCCTTTTCCCCACAGCGTCTAATCTCCTCCATGGCCTCCCCTACCGTAGGTAGGGGGGCATCTAGGTCAAAGGATTCTACATACTCCACCAATACGTCCGCGGCTCGGTTATCCATACAAAGATAATACCATACCGCGGTTTGTTTGGCAACGGGGGAGGTTTGCCTCCCCCATGCCTACGTTTGCCTACCTGACCCTACGTTTCCCTCCAGCGGTATACCCGTGCTGCTTAAGGAAGGCACTTGCCTCCCTCGCGATGGCGGCTTGCGCCCTATCTTGGAGCCACATGCATGCCTTTGCCTCCATTAGCTCCTTCTTTTGGAAGGGAGCCGGATTGATGCTGTTGGATGCCATTTGCCTTGCTGCCTTTGCCTGCCGCCAATGCTTTTCCATAAACTAATCTTATCATACCCCTGCCCCCCGGTCAAGTGGGCAAACGTGGGACAATGGAGGTGTGCCTCCTCCATTGGTATACGATGTAAGGAAATGTAGGGAGTTTGCCCTCTTGTTTGGGGGCCGGGGGCATGGTATTATTATTTTAGATGGGGGCAAGCAAGCCCCCCTAACCCAGGAGTAAGCAAATGGAAGCGAATGTGGGCAACGGGATTACGATGGAAGAAGTGGCTGCTAAGGTGGGGGAGATGGAGGCGAAGGAGGGAAAGGGAGGCGAGAAGGCGCCGAAGGATGCTGATCGGCTCCGCAAGTCCTCCATTGGCAGCCCTGTTAGGGCGGTGTGGGCCATTGCTACCCTGATGTGGGAGAAGAACCCACAAGTTACCCGTAAGGAGGTAGTTAGCGCCGCTGTAGGGTATGGGGTGGCGCTGTATACCGCTCGGACCCAATATCAGGCATGGTACGCCAATGTAAGGAAGCCTGCCGAACTTGCCGCCAAGGCAGCCTAAGGGAGTACATGGAGGGGGAGGGATGACCTCCCCCTCCATTTCCTTATAACAGCATCCAAGGGAGGACAATGTAAGCAAACGTAGGCAAAAGTAGGAGACTCGCCCCTGGAAGACCCCTGGAAGACCTCGGGGAGGGGGGACGTCCGCCCTTTGGATTACACACGCCCCTCCGTGGATTACTCGACCCTACATGTACGCCATTTCCCCACATTCACCTCCATGTAAGCAAAGATGCTCGCTTCTGCTCCTCGCCTCTTTGCTCATACTGATCAGTTGGTTAGATCAGCTGGATCTTTTTCCCTCCATTTGCCCACTTGTTTTAAGGCCGGCCATGGGGCATAATGGTTTTATGAATTGGCGCGGGGCAAATAAAGGGGCAGGGCAGGCAAGAGCAATTTGCCTCCATTTGCCCCGGTTGCCAAGGGCAGGGGGCCGGGGTATAATGGTTTTAGAAATGAGGGCAAGCAATGGTGCTAGCCCGCAATGCAGCAAAAGGGAGCAATAATCATGGCCAAGAACAAGAACAAGAACCGCAGCTTCTACAACTCCATCAATGAGCCGGCTGAGCAGGAGCCCGTGGCACCTACCCAGGATGATGTCGCCGAAGAGGAGGCTGGCTTCCAGGCGCAGGTGGATGCCCTCGCCCCCGAGACGATCGAGGAGACCAAGCCGGCGGATCTGATCAGCGAACCTGCGCCGGTGGAGCAGCCGGTGCAGGTGATCACCCAGCCGGAGCCGCTGGTGGCAGATCAGCCGATGGTGGCGCCGGTTACCCCGGTGCAGGATCTCCAGGCGATGCTGGCCGCCACGGCCGCAGCGGTAGCCGCAACGGGCAAGCTTCCGGTGCAGCCCAAGGTGGATCGCTACCCGGATCGCAAGAAGCGGAGCGAGATCGTCAGCCCCGTGAAGACGATGTGGGCCATCTGCGATTTGATGATCGCCGCGGATCCCACGGCCCGCCGCAAGGACATGATCGAGGCTGGGATCAAGGCGGGGATCGCCTTCTACACCGCCCGCACGCAGTATCAGGCCTGGTTCACCGCGCGCCGGGAGTCGCTGAAGAACGCCGCCGCTGCCCAGGCTGCGCAGGCGCAGTAAGCTAGATCACCTAGGGGTGGGGAGGCTAGTTCAGCTCCCCGCCCCACTTCTAAGGATCAATCATGATCACCGCTATCCTTCTGATCACCGCTGGTGGCATCTTTTTCAAGCTCAAGAAGATCTGCAATGAAGCAGATCGCTTGATCTAAGAGGATCATAATGAATCTCATCTACATGAGGGTCTATCACAAGTTGAGCAGGATCAGCGCAGCCTGTGAGTGCTTCGGGTGCAGGACCAATCCCGACAAGCCTCATCGGATCAGATCATTCTGCGCCAACAAGATTCTGAAGTCCAAGTAGGATCTTGCTCGAGCAGAGAATGCGTTCTCTGCTCCATGGAAGATCACCTACTCATTTTACCGCTTGACGGATCTAATAGGTTTGTGGTATAATGTTTCCACAATGGAGATCGCACAATGAAGAAATCAAATCCTAGCGTATATCCGATCACCGCTGGCTTCGAAGATCAGCTGAAGCTCATGCACATCATGAATGAAGTCAATGGAGAGCTCTTCTGGGATCTTCCTCTCGAGCCTAAGAACATTCATCAGGCTAACTTCAATCAGGTCCAGGACGTCGCGAAGACGATGCACGAGACGCTCGGCGAGTACGAACACGGGACCGCCGAACCTGAAGAGCTTCTCGCCGGCGGTATCCGAGTTCGGTTGCAAGATCCCGATGATCCGGAGTACGCAGAGAATCTTCGCCGAAGAGTAGCACTGATCACCTTGCGCAATGTTTACATCGACCTTCTGCTCACGATGGGTGCAAAATGATTCACGTCACGTTCCTCTCTGATGATCCTTCCAAGCAAGAACTTGCAGAGCTCGATTGGGTTGCCAAGAAGCTCGGCGGCAAGTTCATGTATGCGGGATCTTGGATCGCAGTCAGCAATGAGCCCCTCGATGCAGATCAGGCGCATTACGCGGCCGAAGAACACATTGAACATGTCTATACGAACGCCCTTGAAGATCAGGCGACGATGCAAGATGATCTTCATCAGGCTCTCCCATTCAAGGTCTACGAGGATTAATATGATCAAGTCAGAGATCCCGATTCTCAACCATATTCCCGAGCGCATTTTCAACAACGTTGTCAAGCGCCTCGATGATGTTAGATCAGGTCATCGTATTTACAGTAATGAGGAGCTTTTGATGTTGCTTCTCTGCGAAGAGGTAAATAGAGCCGAACGTACCCAGGAGATCCTCGAGGATTCTTACCGAGATCACCTTCATGATCTTCAGAGCCTGAAGTCCCACAACGAGTCGCTTACCGTCCTGATCGATCATAAAATCGGGAAGGTCAAGCAGAAAGGAGTCTAAGATCCCATAGGATCAACAGCGCCCCACTGGGCGCTTTTAGGTACCCGCGCCGAGAAGATCTCCGGCAGAGCCGGGGTCTGTTCCGAGATCACCGCACGAGATCCCGTGGGTATGATCAGCCAAATGATCACGTTTCCCAAGGAGGTTTGAACTTCTTTTCACCGGTCACTATGGGATCTTTCTTGATCACCTGAACCTGTCTAGGTCTATCTACACGCCGAACGGCGGGATCTTTGATCCCGTACTGGAACTCCTTCTGAGCCGTCCATAGGAGAATCTGCTCAGGATCATTGGGGAAATTCTCCCCATTTTTACGCAAAATCTGCGAGACTGATCCGCTTATAAAGAGTTTAGAGTCTCCTCTACCAAACTGAAGTACCAGCTCTGACATTAATCTTATTCTGAACCACTCGAGGAAAGCCTCGAAGGATATGTCCACAGGAGTTCGTACCCTCGCTGCTTTCGGGTTATCTGTAATCAAAAGATACCCAAACATTCTAACATTCCATGGGCACCAATTCTTCCGCCACACTAGAACCGGCTCGCGCTTGAATGAAACACCGTCATCCGGTAGCGGAGGTTCAGGAGAACTTAAAACCTGATTCATTGACTTCCCTTGATTAGCTTCTATCTCCTTCTTCGTAGGCTGATTTGCAGATCGCTTGCACTGATCCCACCACTCGTTCATGTGATATAAGTTATCACGTTCAACCCGTTTAACCTCGATTGCGATCCAATCAATCCCCTCGAGGTCACATCCTCCATCTCTGATTTGATCCACGTTGCGTCTGATCTGTGGTATATTCTCCTCCACGATCCCAAACCCTCGATACACCATCTCAATATGAGGTTGAAGTATATCTCTGATCTCATACTCCCCTCGCATCCCCTTAGCCTTCATCTTATTCAAGATGAAATCCTCCGTTTCGTCAGTCGAAACTGTTCTGCTTGTGCTTGTTCAAGTTATCCTCTCTCAAGGTTCAACTTCGTGTAAGATTCCGATCAGATCTTTGATATACGTTCTCCACTTCTTTCTTCTTAGAATTATCTTCAGATTATCTCGTTTTAGTTCTAAACTCATCTCAGAACAGATCACCCAATTATCATCATTAATCAATCTTTTTACTTCAAGGGGCAACCTCCACCACAAACTTCTATTGAATCCTTTGGGACGTCGTTTCTTTTTCTTCTTCACATCATAACTAATATAGTTCACATTCTTATACTCTCGACCATCAATGAATAATTTTACATCTGTGCACCTAATAATCTGACTCTCCATTCTACCTCCATAGATCAGTTAGTCTCTTCTAATTCTTATTACTCTCCCAAGTGGTATCTATCACTCTGATTCTACTGTTAAGAGGATAGGCTGTTTTTATTATCAGATCATTAACATATGAGTTTTGGTATTCAGTAGAAGTAGCTTGATTACTGCTTATTCTTTATATCATGATAATAATGTTAATAATGTTAATAATACCCTCCTATATCTATATCTAAAGCTCATTGATTTCTACGAATCTTTACTCAGAGTTCTGCACTTTTTTCCCCTTTTAATATTGGGGACCCCTTTTTTCACAAACAGTGGCATTAACCTATTGAAACTATTAAGGAATCTACTGTTAAGCCCCCCCGTAACATCCCTTAACGTCATTAACAGTTGAGTACTCATATTCTAGTATACCTCTACATACTTCACTAGACCATAAAATAGTCTCAGATCTATATGTCCTCTCTTAGTCAGCTTAATATTCCAGACTTCTCCATTCGATAATTTGACGACGACTACATTTTTCAAGACTCTAATAACTTCACCATCTCTGCCAGGAGCCTTATCACCTTCTTTGTAGTAACCTTGAACTTTATCGCCGACTCGCATTGTGGTGACCCCAAAAGTTATGACTTGATATAGAAATGCTTCACTAAACCTTCTCGAGGTAGAACAACTGTTCCAAGATACTGCGAATTCAAAATCATTCCAAGAAGCATAGTCTCTCCTGTATTGAGGCAATAGACTGTGTAAGTTTTCATCTCTGCTTGTGTATCTACAATAGCCCAGATACACGGAACCCCATTCTGCATCTGTAGGCTTAGCGCTTTGAAATCACTAGGGGCCGAGAACTCAGTCTTATCGCCGAAAGTCACCATGTACTTATAAATCGTCTTCATAGTTTTTGCTCCTTGATGTAAGTGATAGCTTCTTCGAGGGTAGGAACTACAACAGTTGAATGATGCAGAAGCCAGGGGCTGCGATAGCTAGATGGTACTCCGAATGAGATTACCTTCTTGTTCTGCCGATGAGCGTAGAAGATCTCCATCGCCGTTCCCCACGACGGCTGACTTACATTTGCGAGCAGTATGTGTGAATGACAAATATCGCGAATGTCCATATTCACTAGCTGTCGAATAGAGTCAGCATCTGCGTTGTTGTAGATACGCCGGGTAGGGTCCAGAATTAAATAGTCTGGTTCTAGTTTCTTCTTAGCGGCTTCTCTCCAATCTTTGTAGGCATCGCGATCGAGAGAATAGATACCGCCGCATAGATAGATCGTCTTCATTTGTCCTCCTGTACTTTAGTATCATATCCAGGGTGCGGAACATCGTATGGGTTCTCGTCTGGAGGCCACGGCGTATCTGCTAGGGGTGTGGGAGCAAACGTAGATGCCGCCGACGCTCTTTCAAACCATAGAGATCTATTGTGGTCATCTCTATAGCATTTCTTCATGTTTATGTGACCATTAGAAGTACAGAGCCATACTTTAAAGCAGATTAGTTTTGTTGGTGGATCCCAGAACTGTTTCTTGATAACAACTCTAGCGTATCCAGGGCCGACGTATTGAACAAGACCTATTAGTACAATATCGCCATCACTGTCTCGAGCTTGCACCTTTTGGTTCAGCATTATATGACCCTCGAGGCGCATCTCCTCGCGGATCTCTGCTGGCGTCTTAGGTATCTGAAGTACCTTCTTATAGTGATAGCTCACATCATCATCCTAAGATGTTGATAACATCTACGTGGGGTCAAGAAATCACTTGAAAGGATCTCGGGTATATGGTATAATGTTAGATGTAAATGGTTAACAACCTCAAAAATTTAGATAACATCTAAATTTAGGAACAATTCAATGATTCTCTATTTTCAACATATCGAAGAGCTGGAACTGGATCGCGAAGAGCTTCAAACCATGGAAGACTACTACCGTGATCATCTCCTCATCACCACCGAACTTGGCGACATCTACAAAGATGACCTTGAATACCAGGAAGAATATGAATCGCTTAAGCGACATGTTCGAGAGCTCGAGGAGCCTTTGTTTAGGCTGTTTGAGGATAACCGCCACGCTGAATAGTACCATAAACCCTTACGGTTCGCAACCTCTAAAGTAGATCCTAACGGATGCCATAACTTATATGACCACAGAAGAAAAGATCCTAGTCAAAGTCCGCAAAATGCTGGAGCTGGCCAACAACGAGGCAGCTACAGAGGCCGAGCGCGATAATGCGCTCCAGATGGCGCATGATCTTCTCGCCAAGTATGAGCTAGACATGGAAGACGTCCCGCTAACGCTTCGGGACGTCGAAGATCCGCGAGTCCATCTTATGATGGATGGATGGAACGCTCCTTACGCTAAATCAATTCGCGACAGCGTGGCAAAGCTCTTTCGCTGCAAGTACTACTTCGGTCGCAAAATCAACGGGACTCGAGGTGAGCATCACTTCGTCGGCCGCGAATCGGCGGCGACTACCGCGATGTATATGTCCGATTGGATTATCAAAACTCTGATCAGAGAGGCTGACAGGCTGTACAAGCACCGCCTTACGCCGCCGGCGCGGTCATTTTGTGTCGGCGCTGCAAATCGGCTTTACCACAGGATTGACCAGATTGTAGCGGCATCCCAGCGGGATATCACAAATACAGGATCAGCTCTCGTTCTTTACGATATCGCGAAGCGCGAGGCGGAAGCTAACCTGGCGTTTATTCAAGAGATGGGAACCAAGCTCTTGAAGTCCAAGACCCGCCAGACTACAGTTCGCACGGAGGCTTTTGAGCGCGGCAAGGCGTATGCCGACACAATCAACTTGACGACACAGATTCACGCGAACAAGCCCAAGGAGCTGAAATGACCTCATCCGAAAGCGCCTTCCACATGGCGATGAGCCATACCAGATGGATCGCCGAATTGATGAGGCACATGACTTTCTTCGGCCAGGTCATCCAGAAGGCTGATATCGAGGAAGTCGTCTCAATCATAAAGAAGCACGAGATCATGGTGGCCAAGTACGTCGAGATCATCAAGAACGATTCGAATCTTGGGACCCATTCAAAAGATGCTTATCTCAATCTTATCCTCCATGACGGGAAAACTCCGCGATGAAAACAGACGTGGAACAATTGGACGAGATGGAGCAGATGGTCTTGATGGGCAGGTTTCAAGACGCTTTGATGCTACTTATCCGCTTTCTGAGGAAGAAGTATGAGACACGTTGACGATATCTTAACATTCGGTGGCGCCCCGGTTGCATTCAATCGGGTCTCTGTCACTAAGTTTCAATGCATCTGCCCCTTCTGCGCAAAGGATATCAGCAAGCCCTTCTCGATTGGGATTCCGACGTATGGGAATCTCTACGAGAAGCTGTATGATATGATGGGCGAACACATCAAAGAATGCTCTGAGAAGGTGCGCATGAGCGACAACCTGAGCGTGTCGGAGAAGGAAATTGTGTGAAGAAGACTCCTGAACAACTAGCCGAGCTTCACAAGGCATTCGACGACTTTGCGGATGCTTGTGGAATGCCAGAAACAGTTCGCAAATCGGTCTGGCGCGATACTTTGCGCCGCGGAACTTCACTCGAATATCTGCGCAAGCGTGCAGAGTTCTTCAAATCTATGAAGGCGGCCAAATGAAGGTGTTTAGAGTAACGATTCAACTCCCCGAGTGGTGCAAAGAGAAAGAGTATCTAGCTGAAGCTAGATTCATAAATATGATCCGGCAAAATCTCGATCATAGATATCAGCGAATCGCGCCTGAAGGAAGCGCGGTTAGCATCCATAATTTAATTACGGGACAGCTTCTTCATCAAACGGGATCTTTTACTACCCCGAAACCGGATGCGGAATCTGCGGCTGAAATCAAAGGTGATGAGAAACGTGAAGGTGGCAAATGAATAGGCAAGAAGTCTACAACAAAGTTAAGAATCACCTTCTGACTCAGTTAGCGGTTTCTGAGATTGAGGTTGAGTTTACGAGGAATGATGGGACGGTAGCTAAAGCGATAAGTTGTGCGTACAGAGGACCGAACGGTAGGATGTGTGGGATCGGTTGTTTGATCCTGGACGAGCATTTCAGACCTGAGATAAATGGAGATTTAGTCACTGATTACAAAGTATGGAAAGCTCTTCAAGCATCTGGTGTTATCTATCAATCTGGATCTGAAGATGAAAGGTTCCTGTTATCTCTTCAAAAGATTCACGACGATCAGTATCCTCAGGACTGGGCCGAACACCTAACGAAGACTGCTACAAAGTGGAAGCTTCAACCATGAGCGAAGGTGAATTCTCCGTCTACGCGTTCTATCCTGACGATACTCATGATGGACCCGAGGTTAGATACGTTGATGTAGATACTGCTCAAGAGAGGTTCTTGGATCTAATTCAACGCCCAGCTTCTAAACTTGGAATCATTCGCCGTGTTATCATTACCGATGGTGGTGATCTGCTATGTGCCGAATGGAAGTTCGGTGAAGGGATCACCTGGCCAAAACCGGAGCAAAAATGACACAATTCGTCTATGCGACTATGGAAGGTACCATCTATCGATTTAGGCGTTTGGCTTGGCTCGAGTGGCTTCAGTTCATTGCGAAGGGAGGAGATAAGTATCAGATCGAGAAGTACGGAGATCGTATTGGAGTGAATGAAGCTGAGATGATTGATTGGAAACCCGACGACGCCCAGACACTTTTGACCCAGGCGATCTCTAGGAACAAAGTTACGGCATCTACATAGTCAAAAAATCATTTGGAGGGTCAACCCACCTATGGTATAATGAGTTATAAATAGTTCGAAAGGAACTTAAATGTATACGGATCGTAACTTCAAATCAAAGGCTGACCTGAAGCGCGCAGTCGCCGCTGGGTCTAAAGTTCGCATCTACGCTCCCGGCCTCGGCTCTCCTGTGGAGAACGGGATCGAATATGTCGAGGGTCCCCACGCTCCGGCTCCGCATACCTGGTATGCAAAAGTCGAGATGAAAGACGGATTGGTGGTCAAGGTCAAATGATTAAGATCGTCCCGTCTCCTCTGGACGTCGATAACACAGAGGCTCTTCGAAGCGATATCGATGGTATGGTTGCAGACATTGCCGAGGCGCTTGGAGGCAATGTCTATACAACCGAGAACAATCGTTTCGGCCAGAGTCAGTACTACGCAATCGTTCCAAAGAGCGAAGATAACGAAGACGGTGATGCGATGACCGCGGCATGGTTCGTGTGGCGCGACGATCAATATTCTAAGCTCGAGGACGTTCCTGATGAAGAGAAAGAAGCGGATTACGGAACTACTCCTCTTGCTGCATCGTGGAAGAAAATTCCGTGACGATGCAACAGATCAGATGGGAAGCATTCAAACAAGCAGTTGCGATCAGGACTTTTCTTGAGCGTAAAGCTCTTCGTAGAGCTCGAGCTAAGGATTGGAATTTAACTGAATCAGAAGCTGTAATTACGTTTTACCCATCAGATAATAAGAAATTGACCAGAATTATCATTCATTGTGTCACTCGCAGTGGCTTCAAAGACTATACTCACTATCAAGAAACACGAAGAAAGGAACATTAATAATGGCTCCGGCCACCGAAACGAATGGACAGATTTCTTGGACGAGGCTCTCCGACTTGGTTGCGCAGTCAGGCAGAGCTGATACCACGGTACGTTTGACTGCTCGCAAACTCGGGCTAGATATCAAGCCTCGTTCCGATTTGAGGAGGCGCGGTGCAGGCAAGACTCCTCTCTGCATTCCGAGCACCGATGTCCCGGCCCTTCTCGACATTCTCAAGCAGAGCAACGGAAAGGCGCGAAAGGTGGTCAAGCACGCGACTCCCAGGAAGGTAGTTAAGGCACCTGTAGAATATCTGAGCAAACTCGAACAGCTGCGCCGCCACGCTAAGGCGATTGCTGTTCTTTGCCGCGATCTCGAGGCAGAAGTCACTGTAACTAAAGACGGCGTTGCTGAAGTCAACCGCTGGACCGTCGAGAAGATTACGGCGGGTGCAAACTGAGGTAAGTATGATCTTATTGATGATCCTCTTGGCCACTAACCCGTGTCCAGCTCCTCACCGTTCAAGTAACGCGGCTTCAAGATTTAGAAAATTGCATCCGTGTCCAGGCGGTAAGGATAAAGGATCTATCAAAAGATGCAGTGGCTATGTTATTGACCACAAGTGTCCTTTGGCGTGCTGTGGACTTGACGCGCCTCAGAACATGCAGTGGCAAACTTACAAAGCATCTAAAGCAAAAGATAAGGTTGAGCTAACTTGCTCCCGCTTTTGTTCTGCTCCTAGTAAGCAATAGGGTCATAAAATCACTTGTATTATTCTAAGGGGTATGGTATAATGTTTCCATACTTTGGAGGTATTACATATGGAAACCCCTCTGTGTCTGCAACATGGTCCGGATTGCAAAGGTAAAGTCGAATATCATAGCTACAGCGGGCGCCTGAAGGCGTTCTCGCGGTGCGAGTTCCATCATGCCAAGCGCGTGATGACGGAACAGAAAATCAATAGCCGCTATCCTCGTCAACAGCCTCGAGACTTCAACCCCGGCGATGCCGGCGAGTCGTGGGACTAAGATGGCATATCCTAATTCATTCGAAGATTTTATCAAGGAACTCCGTCAAGACGATGATCGCGCTTACGTATCGAGTGCGGATCTGATGACCAAAGGAGCGCAATTACTGTCGAATCTGAAAACAGATTACGATCGCGGCGCGATGTTTGAAGTTCTTGGGCTCGATCATTCGGAAGATGAAATGGCCGTGATCGAAGCAGTCCTGAGAACATTCTTTCTGATGCTCTATCCAGGCAAGTCTTACAAGCCGGTTGATTCTTGAGAATCAAGATTACATTCGTAATCGAGAGGCCTAGCGATCCTACGAAGCTGGATAGGGAGCTGGGCCTTGCTATCAAAACACTCGAAGAAGTTAAATCGATCTTCGAAAAGAATGGTATCAGCGTTCTAAAAGCTGAAATCGAAGACTTTCCAAGATCTAATAACTAGAGGTACAATGGCCAATCAACGATGGATGCTCACCATCTATACTGACGGCACAGATTCTCAGGCAAACGCGTTCAGTCAGCGTCTTGCGAAGCTGATTGAAGAAATGAATAAAGAAGCTGGAGCTAATCTTTACGATATGGATCAAGACTGGGATGACATCACTAACGATCGGCTGGAGAAAGAACCATGATCTTTCATCGGCGGCTTGGTGGCAAGATTGGCCCCGTAACTGATCAGTTGATCAAAGATCAGGAGAATACGCCCACGATTTTGTGGGGCCGTGTCTATGACGGAAAAGTTCCGTCGAACGATCCTACCGTCATTGAAACAGGTAGAGCCGAAGTTCAGATGGATCGAATTCCTCTACAGGTAGTGATGATCGGCTACTTAGCGATTGTTGAGGAAGGCAAGGATATCGAGACATTCTTTAAGAGCCTACCTGTGGTGAACGCCGCCTCGAGGGAAACCAAGCTAAACATCGTGCGACTCGTTCTTAACGACTTTCTACAGTCAATCAACAAAGAGTATGAAGATGGCAAAACGCATCATTAACGTCCAATTCGAAATCGACGATGAACAGATCTCGGAAGACGACTTCTATTCGTGGGTCAAAGATACCATTGATAATGGTGATTATGGAGAAGTGGAAGAACTTCTCGAGCTAATCGTAAGCGTCGATGGGCGCACACTTAACGAGGGTCACAATGAAACTGTACTGGGCGATAAGACCTAAGAGTGCAGAAACTGACGAAGCTATCCGCAAGCAGTACACTC